ACTTTTTGTTTCTGTACTTCCATAGCTTGTGCTTCAGCCATTGTAATTCCTTTCACGTTGGGGCTAACCGTAGCCGTAAGGGGGAGTTAGGTAGCCAATTTAAGTATCATCTCTTGGGTCTTTTAAGACTTTTTCAATTCCCTTTTGAGCAATTTCCTTTGCTTTTTTAACACCTTTTCCTAAACTGGGTTTTAATGCTGTTTGTAATAATAATTGTTGTAGCATTTCAGGAGAGACAGGTCTACCTGATAAAGCTGATCTAACATAAAGATTTGTTAATTTTCCAGTAGTTTGTTGTATTGTACTTAGTAGTTCTGGATTATCTTCAAAGTTTTTTCTAAATGTAGTTCCTACTTGATTAGCTGCAGATTTTGAAACTCCATGAGCTACTAAAGTTTCCATAAGACCTTCTGAAAAGTTTTGACCATTTATAATATTATTTACACCTTTTGCTATTCCAAGTGTTCCTATTCTTTTAACATCCTTGAATGATAAATTTGTATTATCTGTTAAAAATTTTACATTGTCAGGTGTTAGTACTTTATCAACAAATACTCCAGATCCACCTATTGCACCACCCTTTATAGCTCCTCTATACATAGCTTTACCTATGTCTTGTCCATTTATTGCAGCTACTACACCACTAGTTACTGATCTATTTATTGCTGCTCCTGCAATTCTTCTAAAAGAATTATCAACAGGCATACCTTTAAATATAGTATTTCCTAAAGCAGTATCCATTCCTGAAGATATGACTGGAACTGCAGCACTAGTTAAAAATGATTTAAAAAAGTCACCGCCTGTAGCAGATGATATTGTAGCATTTATTAATGCATTACCTAATGTTTTTTGTACTGCAGCACTTGCACCACTTGCAAGACTCCCTCCCAATGCAGCACCTGCTCCTGTAGCCATTAATGCTATAGAGCCTACTGTTAAAATACCACTTAAGTCTGTAGCTGTATCTTCATATCTAGGGTAAATTAAAGCTTGACCTTTTTCATCAAACTTAATCATAAAATCTGTCATACCTTCAGTTCTAGTAGTGTTACCCCATCTAAATCCTTCATCTCCATATTTAACTAATTGACCACCATACTTACCTTGTACAACTCTTTCTCCTGTTTCTTTATTAATCAGTTGATATGTTTTTGGTCCTTTTACTTTACCTTTAAAAACTTTTTTACTTCCAGCTAATGATCCTGCACCACCTGGTGTAGAAACACTTGTTTCTATTACATCTGTAGCTTCAACTTCTTCTAGTTTAGTACCATATCCACCCATTCCTAATGATTTACTATAATCTGTAACTCGTTTAAAATATTTACCATCTCTTTCAACTAGATTAGTTACATAACTAGGACCATATACTTCTTCATATCCTAATTGGCTTAAGTCTTGTATACCTGCTGCAGATAAATGTAAAGCCATTTGTTCTTGTATAAATGGCATATCTTTTTGATGTCGATATTTATAACCTCTACTACCTAAATAATCTACTTGATGTTGTATTTGTTTTGCTAAATTATCTTTTGATTGTTCGGTAGTATAGTTTTTATAAGAGTCTGTACCTGTTACAAAAGACTTGTAAGGATTAGCTTGTTCTTTTTGTAGCATTTGTTGTTGCTGTTGACTTGCAGCTTGTATCCTATCTTGCTTTTGTTTAGCTTGTTCTCTTGCAATAACCTCTTGAGGATTATATATTTTCTTTATTGCTTCTGGATCATATTGAGCAGGGGCTTTCATTTCTGCATCATCTCTGATTCAATTTCAGTAATTACATCATCTATACCAGAATCAAACTCTCCTGTATCATCTTCTACAGCTTCATCTGCATTACCCATTTGACCCATTCTATCCATCTTAGCAAGACCTGCTTTAGCAGTTTGTCTAAGTTTCATAAGAGTATCTAATCCTATAAATCGAACTACATCTGCAGGAAATACAAACTCACCTTCACTTAACTGTGCAGGTATATCATCTCGTACTTCTTCTTGTGTAGAACCTATTGGCACTTCATTGCCACTTACAGGATCTACTGTGCCACCTTCTTGATTTAAACCACCTTCTTGTAATAATTTTTTTGTTTGTTTTTTTGCTTTCATTATTTTTTACTTTCTAAAGATACATTAACTTGATCTCGTAATCCTCTTAAATATTTAAGCATTTGTATTGCACCCTGTGCTTTGTATATATCTACAGGATCTTTAGCCTGTTCCATTGTTCTATGCTGCGACTCTATAAGCATATCTAAATGCTCATTAAATGCACCCCAACTATTAGGTTGGTTGACCAGCCCCTTGAGCTTGTGGAGGTACTTGTGGTTGTTGCTGTGGTTGTTGTTCATTTCCTGCAAATCCTTGTTCTCCTGGTACGGGTACTTGACCTACACCTATATTACCACCGCCTCCTCCTGTTGGATCCATTACTCCCATACCTTGTGCTTGAGGTGGAGGGGCAGGTGGAGCAGGGGGTTGTTGTTGTTTCATAATCTCTGCTTGTCTTGCAGCTTCAGCCATATCATTAGTTACTTTATCTGGATCAAGCTCCATTGACTTAGCAATCTCTCTAATTATATACGGAAACTTAGCAAAAGGTTGTAATGCAGGATTACTTGCTACTTGTAAAAACTGCATAAGTCTCTGGCTTCGTACTTCATTAGCCATTAAACTTTCTGTACCTCTAGCTTTTACTTCTAGATCACCTTTTATTTCTGGTGAATAATCAAACTGCATATTAAATCTAAAGAAAGCCTCACCTATTGGTTTTAACAAATAATCATCTGTGTTTTTAATTACAGTTTTAATAGAACCAGATGCAGCATTCATCAACATACTAATACCACTTGCAGTTCTACCTACACCCATTACACCTGTTTGTCCATGAGCAAACGATGGAAATCCTGTAGACTCATCTGCAAGTACTCTTGCTTTATCAAACAACTGCATGTTTTCATTTGATACATTTGGAAATTTAGTTCCAAAAATACCCTGTCCTGGAGCACCCCCTTGTCTTCTAAATACTTTTCCTGGATATACAGATAAGTCTTGTCCAGGCACAAGGTTAGTCTCATCTACTTCAAAGATAAGATTACCAGATAAGACCGCATTATCGACCGCCATACGCATAAAACCATTCATCAAAGTTTGTGTATCGTCCATGTTTTCTGCGATACCGATCCCGAATAAAGAGTAGGGGTTTAGTTCGTAGGGTACAGCATAATACGGAATCTTTGCAGGTTTGAATGGGTTAAGCACTAATCTAATTATTTTATTATTACATACCCAAACATTAGCCTGTAACTCATCTAAACCATCAAGTTCTTTTGGAATGTCAACATCATTTTCTTCGAGCATTTCTCTTTCTACCATACCCCAGAACTCTAGTACTTCAAATCGTTGTACTCCTTTATCAACTTGATAGTCATTTAAATCATCTTCCCAGTATTTCTTATAGTAAGACTCACCTAAATTTACAACTTCATCAATTACATTATCTCTAAAGAAAGGTCTTTTCTTTAATGCTCTCATTTGAGAACGACTTAATTTATGTCTTTCTACTACATATTCAGCTTCATCCATGTTATCAGCATCTGGATCTGGATAAAAATTCCAAACACTTACATGTGATGTAGATGGTACAGTTTTTA